CGTGTCTTTCAATTCTGCCCACACTTTCGGCACCTCGATCGCCATGCGACCGATCGGCGTTGGATTGTTCCAACCGATGTCGTGAAAGCAGCAAATGCGGCCGAGCCGTCCGTAATTCGCAAAGTCGCGGCGCACATATTGCTCGGTGTGATTCGCGTCAATGAATACGGCGTCGAACGGTGCGAGCTTCACGACTTGTTTCACGATGTCCGGGTTAGTGCTGTCACCGAGAAACAAGTGCGCGTCGTATCCCTCGCGGCGCAATTCGTTCATGCAAGCGACAAGCGACTCTTGCGACTCCGATCGGCCCCAATGGCTATTGGGCAAATCGACCGAGACCACGCGCGAGCCCTTCGGCATGATCCGCGTAATCATCCATAGCGTGCCGCCGAATTTTGAGCCGACCTCAAGAAAGCTCGCAATTTTCTTGTCGGCTAGGAACGCCACGAATTCCTGAATCTCTTGCGGGTGCTGTTGCACCTTGGTCAAGTAGTTGCCTGCCACAATGAAAGACCTCCTCGACTGTGATGCGACCGAGCGCCGCCCGGCAATGTGGGCACTCACGCAATGAGCCGCACGCGCTGGTCGCACCGCCGGTTAGGTTTTGGTGCCCGGCATAACCGAGCACGGCGGGCGGTGCGAAACCGCCGAACAGCACGACGGCGGGCACGCCGACCGCGGCGGCGGCATGGTGCAAGCCGCCTTCCGGCGTCACGACGAGGTCGAACCCCGCGAGCGCCGCGACCGCGCACCGGAAGTCCGGCGCCGTGGCCACCTCAACCCGATCGAGGCGGCGCAAGCCGTGCCGCGGTTGATAGACCGGCACGCCGTTGCGCCGGAATAGATCGACGAGGTGTTGAAATCGCTGCAAGCCCCAATCTTTATTAGCCGCGACTTGCTTGTGCCATGGCACGTTAGGCTCAATCAGCACGGCGCCGCGGCGGCGCACGGTGTGTTGCCGCTCGCGCTCGTCAAAAAAGAATTCGCCGACCGGTGCCTTAAAATCAAAATTCCAAATCCATCGGCCGTTTTCGAATCTGTTGTACTGGCGCGAGCCCTTGTAATAGCCGATCCACTCGACGCCGGGTTCGTCGGCCCGCCGGGCAATGTTTGGATTGTTGCGGAACGCCGTTTCGCAGAACGGCCCCCAAATCAGTTTGTGACCGTCGCCGAACGCAATCTTTGCGCCGCGCGCCGCCGCGCCGCGTGCCATGCCGGTCGCCATGATTTCGTCGCCGACGCCCAATCAACCCGCCCGATGATACTCGCCGAACGGCTCGCCAGTTTCGTATTTGTCGAGCGTGAACCCGGCGGCATATGCCTCGCCGAGCTTTTCGTCGAAAAGTTCTTCTATGTCTTTGCGCCAGTGCGGCCGCGGCTCGTAGGTCGACCAATGCTTTTGACCTCGCTTGCGCAACCGTGGCAGCGCATAGCGCAATTGCGGTTGGGTCGGGATCGAGGTGCAATGAACGATTTTTATTTCGGGATCGCGGATCGATTCGTAATCCTCGCCGTCTAGGCAATTCCAATTTTGACCGACCGGAAACGATTGCACGCGCCCGGGCACGAGCGAGCGGCGGATATATGCGTAAAGCCCGAATTCCCGCCGGATGCGATCGACCGGCGGCAACACATGCTTTGCTCGCGCGCAATCGAACAGCGTGCAACAGAACGTTTGCGTATTCTTGGCAATCGCAAACGCCTCGCTATTGAACGGCGTATCCCAAAGCTCGGCAATGTCGGACATAACGATCATATCGACGTCGAGATAAATCGCTTTGCCGGCAAAGCGGCACGCCGCCGGCACGCCCCAACGAAACGCCGAAAACGGCGTTGCCCAACCGCGGGTGAGCCAACCCTTGCCAGCGTGCGCGTCCGAGTACCAGAACGATCGCGGGTCTTTTGATAACTTCATCCAGGTAATCGCTAGCTCGCGGCTCGCGGTGGTGCGCAGCGTGTACTCAAGTACAGCCTGCGATTCCAAATCCTCGTGATTGGCCGGACACCCGATGAACACGCGAATCACAGCGCGCACCTCGCCAACGCCTCGTCGATCGTCATCTTTGGATACGCGGTTAGCTTGCTGGTCGGCGAGCAATTGATAACCTCGATACCGAGCGCGGCGACGCGCGCCGCGGCCCCGTCAAATGCCTTGCGCCAGCGTGTCACGTTCGACTCTAGCGGATTGCTCAACGGCACCGGGTGCCGTCCGTGCCAGTGCGGCCCGTGCTCAAGATTGCAATCGATGCCGATCAGCAAAACCGGATTGGCACCGAATTGAATCAGCAGATTAAACGCCTGAAAACCGCTGTTGCCGCCCGCGCCGATATAGCTAGGTCGCTCGACCAAAAGCTCATCGCTGGCGACTTGCTCAATTTCGATCCGCCGCAAATCCTTGAAGTAATGCAGCGCGAGTCGATCCCACGTAAGTTTTTGCCCTTTGAATTGCGGCGCCCCTTTGTGGTGTTGCCACCACGCGAGGTCGCAGGAATAGAGCACGTCGGCCCATGGTGCTAGCTGGTAACTGTCGTTGACCGCGATCACCCGGCAGCGACCTTGCAGTTTGTCGACACCCGCGGTCTTTGCCGACGGGCCCGAGCCGATGACGGCGCCGCATTGCCCGCGCCAGTCGCACCACCACGACACCGACGCCGGGCCGATTTCTGCCGCGCTGTTTTTCATGCGAGCGGCACCGCGACGCGGAATTGCCGCAAGATGTGTTCCGAGCCGATCGGCAAGCGCGACACGGTGAAGCCGACAACCTGATCCTCGCGGTGCTCGTACAGCGAGCCGATATGTAGCAACATGCCTTGTTTGATCCCGCGCGGGACATTCTGTTGCAGGTTCGGCGGCGAGTCGGCGGTTGGCGGATAGCCGGCCTTAAATTGAATCCGAACATTGCCGATTCCGTTGTAGGTCGCCGGCCAACCGACGCTTGCGGGCATGACGCGCCCGGGCTCGCTGATCGTATCGACCATATAGCCCGACGGTGACACGGTTTGCTCGACCATGTTGCTGTCGTCGTATTTGATGCTGATCACCGATTGCAACGGCGGCAACGGGATTGCGATCGTTTTCTTGCCGTCGGTTGGAAACTGGTCGATCGCCATTTCCCACACCTGCGTCACGAGCGCGCGACCGAGAAATTTTTCGATGAACGACGTAGCCGCCTCAATGTAGAGCCCGATTAATGTATCCTCTTCGGTGAAATCGACGCGCAAATGCTCTTTGGTTTCGACGAGCGTAAGCGGTTGCACGGTCGGCGGCGTGATGATTCGCAGCGATGTGATCATGGTTCACCGCGTCGCAAACGAGAGATCACGCCCCGGTCGACCGGCCAAACCTTGCGGCCCGGGCTCGCCGCTCTTGCCGTCTTTGCCGTGGTTGCCGCGCTTCACGCTCAATTGCCAGTCGTCGGTCTCCGGCGGCAACGTGGTTTCGCAGCGCGCGACAAACATCGATCCGGCGCGGCTTACGCAGTCGCCGCGCACATAGGAACCCTCGCGCCACACGCCGCGATAGATCACGATCGGCAATTCAAACGAGCGCCGGATGGTGCGATCACCGGCCGACCACAGCACGGTTAGCGTGCGCTCGCCGTCATAGATCACGTCGAAATCACCGACCCCGAGCCCGTCGACGCCGTCGCGGCCGTCTTTGCCGTCGGCGCCTTTCTCACCGGGTGCGCCCTGCAAGCCCGGCAAGCCGTCGCGACCGTCGCGGCCGTTGGCGCCGGGTGCGCCTTCGGCGCCGGGTGCGCCTTGCGGCCCGGGCTCACCGGGCGGGCCGGCAAGCGCGGCAAGGTCTTTCTTGACCGCGGCAAGCTCGGCGAGCGCCGCGCGTGTTTCGGCCCGCAATGCATCTAGCTGCAATTCCCATTGCCGGCGGCAATCCGCGATGACCTTGCCGAGCGCCAACTCTAGCGCGGTGACCGACTCAACAGAGTCGAGAGATTGCAAAGAGCCGTTCGGCATTGGTCGACTCGCTTTGCTGGCTACCGTCCGCCGGTTCGCCGTCGTCGGCGGGCGGTGCGGCGGCGGGCGACGCGGGCGCGAGCGCGGCTTGGTCGTCGCGATCGGCAAGCGCCTCAAGACTGAAATTTTGCTGTTGCAGGTATGGCGACTCGCCGCCTTTCACGGGCGACAGATTGAATTTGTAAC